GGTACTCAACCTGCCTGTACTCCCAATCCAAGAAGTAGAAATTAATACCCAAGAACAATGAACACAGTAATTAGCAAAGAAGGCTTCTACATCGGTCCCTCTATGATGTGGGGCGTGGAAGACGTTGAAATGTACGCTGAGTCACGAGGCGTAACCCTGAGCGAGCAAGACCTTAAGAAGGTGCTGACAAACGCTCTTTGTGACAACGATCTATTGATGACGTATATCGCAGAGGTTATTTGCGACAGCCTCGACTACTTATTAGAAGAAAAAATCATAGAACCAGTAAAATGACAATAGAAGAATTGCAAGACCTTTACGGCCTCGAATACGTTGACTACATCGAATACCTACAGCAATGAAAATACTTGAGTTATTCGCAGGAAGCCGATCGTTCAGCAAGATTGCTGAGGCAAGAGGTCACGAGGTCTTTACGACCGACTACAATGCCTTTGAGGGAATCGACCTTGTCGCAGATTTCCTCGACGTTAAGGCAAGGGACATCCCGTTCAAGCCCGACATCATCTGGGCATCGCCTCCCTGCACGGGGTTTAGCGTTGCCGCCATTGGTCACCATTGGACGGGTGGAGTGGGCGCATACATTCCAAGAACCGACACCGCGAAGAACGGTATCAAGCTCCTGGATCACACCTTGAAGATTATCAACGAACTTCAGCCAAAGTATTGGTTCATCGAGAACCCGCGAGGGTTGATGCGCAAGATGCCACAGGTGGAATCCTTAAACCGCAATACAGTAACGTACTGCCAGTATGGAGATACAAGAATGAAGCCCACAGATATTTGGACGAACTCAGCCAATTGGATACCGCGAAAGATGTGCAAGAACGGTTCTCCGTGTCACGAGGCCGCCCCGCGTGGGTCAAGCACCGGGACACAGGGACTCAAGAACAATTACGAACGTAGCAAGGTTCCGCATGAGCTGTGCCTTGAGATTCTAAAATCCTGTGAACAATGAAACTCGAATACGAAGGCGTCACGATCACAACGCATCACGATGCCGAACAACAAATTTTAACAATTCAAATTACCCAAGGAGATTTGTGGATTGACACAATTTCCGTAGATTTACAGAAAAACAAGAGCAATGTGGAGGAAAACCCCAGAACCGACTCAAGCACAGGCTGAATCAATTGAGATACTCAGGAATGAAACTTGGCTCGAACGACCTATCAACTTTGGAGAAATCATCGTGGACAACGGCATGAAGTGCCGAATCAACGAGGACAACGAATTAGAGGCCGCCGTAATCGACTACAACTTCATCTTTGAGTTCCAAGAAGACAACAGCATCCTCTTTATCGTGGAGGACGTGTTCGACAAGGGATGGACTTCCTATCACCCCCTTTACTTAATTTACACTGACGGAGAAATAGAAGAACTATGACAGACAAGAACCAGGTCGGTGGCGACCACTACAAGAAGATGGAGGTGCAGCCTCTGGAGTACATTGTGAAGAACAACATTGGCTTCCTCGAAGGCAACGTAATAAAGTACGTGAGCCGATGGCAAGCCAAGGGTGGTCTTGACGATCTCAAGAAGGCCAAGCACTATCTCAACCTGTTAATCAATCAAGAAGTAGAAAAACTTACAGCCCATGCTATTGAAAACCTTGAAACGCTTTCTGAAGACGAAGAAGCAGAGCGAGTCGCAAACTGGCTCTACTCTAATTGCACCGACTGCCCCAATGATTATGTCGACTGTTCATGTGAACCCGGCGAAGGACTTTAATGACTGGGCAGAGAGCGTGTACCGAGAACGTATGAGAATCCACAACATAACCCCAAGCGATGATCACCGACGACGATAAGAACGAATTAAAGTTTTTAGCGTCTAGGAACAAGCTCAAGGCGCACCTTCTGAATATGGCGGACTTTATTCGCGCCAGTACTCCTGAGAAGATTGGCAAGGCCAGGTACGAAAACCTCAGAGAGGTGGCTGCCCTTGGTTTGATGTTGATCATGGAGAATGAATGGCAGTACTCACAGATAGAGCACTTAAGAAAAGACCTCAACAGAGAGATGCGCATGAACACGGAACTGATTAGAAAGCACCTCGATGGCGAGACCTAAAGACTGGCCGAACCCCCCTAAGTGGACAGAAGACTTCCCCTGTCCACGGTCGGTGACATTGTACCGTTCTGCTCTTGCGCTTAAGGCGTTCAAGAAGGACGTTAAGATGCCTCCAGAACCCGACTGGAAAAAAATATGGGAAGACTATAGGAATTTAAAAAAATAGAACTATCTTTACAAACCCAAAATCATGACAGACGACGAAAAGAAACGATTCAGGTCGCTGACCGACAAGTACGGGCTGCAAGCCTCAGACTTTTGGAAGTCCCCACAGGGCTTCGTAATTATCTCGCGCCGAGGCATCGAGAAGATTCAATCAGGCATGAACGCAGAGATTACGTATGAGGTGGTCTCGGAGTTCAGCTCGCCTCAAGATGCTAAGTATGTAATCAAGGCCATAGGTAAGGCAAGAAGCGGCAAGGACTATCGCCGCATCGAAACCTACGGCGAGTCCTCACCCAAGAATACAAGAGGTGGGGCGCAAGCTTACCCCGTAGCTATGGCGGAGAAACGCGCCTTGTCACGCTGTATCCTCAAACTGTCTGATTTCTACAGCCTTGAAGGAGTTTACGGCGAAGACGAAATCAATGAGTGACGAAAGAGATTGGGTAGACGAGCTGTTCGACACACAGCTTCCAGGAATCCCAAACATAAAATGGAGTACGCAGACCTGGCTGCTTCACCTTTTAAGAACATCAACAATTGACGACAATGAAGAGTTAGCAATCGAAAACCAAATCGTGGAAGGCAAGTTCACTGAAGAAGAGCTGGAGGAGCTGATTACCAAACTAAGAATGAATCAGCAGCACTTCACGAATATCCCCAACCCCTCCCAAAAACAGATTAGTAAATTCATCAAAAACCTATCGAAAAATGACAATCCCTAAGAGTATTTCAATCTCCATCGACCTGAACAAGATCGACCAACAGTATATTGTAGAAGGCAAGAACGGCGCTCGCTACCTCGACGTCAAGCTTGTGAACACGCCGGACAACGAGTACGGCAACGACTATTTTGTAAGCCAAAGCCTGCCCAAGAATGTGCGGGACCAGGTCAAGGCTTCAGGCGGAGAGTACCCAAGAACTCCAATACTCGGTAATGCCAAAGCCTGGGAGGTGATGGGCGGAAAGGCCAACACCACGAAGCAGGGTGCATCGACCGAAGAACCAAAGTCTACACAAACTCCTGACCTGCCGTTCTGATGCCGCGACCGGAGATTAACTTAAATACACGAGCATACGGTTACCTCCTGCTCGGCGAGGTGTTGGAAATCATCACTAAGCGAGCAGAGGGCTGTCTTGACATGAAGAACGATAACGCGGAGACCTTGATGACGATTGTGGAGGACACGTTCAGTGACTTTCGCACGGACATCTCAGGCACCGAAATCCAATTCAAAGAGGACGGCTCGTTCAAGCTGCAATCAGACGTGTTGTCCTTCTTGGGCGACAAGGAGACGGTAGACGAGGACACTTTAGCCCTGACGCTGTCAATGATATTAGAGCGTCTTGACGGGCTAGAGAGTAAGCTCAACAAAATGGATGGAGAAGGTAATTGAGAAAATTACATCCATGTCAGACAAAGCAAGGGTAGATCTCGTTGGGGAGGATAAGAAGATTCCCCAGAAGGCGATGCCTTCTTCGTTGGCCGCCGTTATTAATTGGGCGGCGAACGAGGCGAGCACCCCTGTTTTGATGCTTGGACAGGTGGTCCATTTGTTCAATGGGAGATATTACGAGGCAGGAAAGATGTATGAGATAATGGAGGCCGCTTTACGGCGCCTCTCGCTGCCTATCTCCTTTGCGAACGACCCTGACGTCCTGCGGGCAACCGAGAAGTCTCTCGGCGTCTGCCTGGACAGGTATGGGTCCGACCTCGACATGAACCCGAAGGGTTTGAACTTTATGGACGGGCGATTAATGATATCGCAGTCACAACTGGAGTTCATAGAGGGCCACGACCACCGATGTGTATTTACCTACTGCTTACCGTTTAATTACTGTGGCGACCGAGAGCAATCGGCTATTTGGGCGAAGTTCATCAATCAAATCATCCCTAATGAAGAGATGAGGCGATATGTATTGGCTTCGTTCATCAATGCGATTGCGGGCGACCCTATGCACGCGCAACGAATGCTGTTGCTGATGGGCGTAGGTGCGAGCGGAAAGTCCACATTAATTGACGCAGTAGTAGCGACCATAGGTAAGCAGAATGCGTGCCGAGTAGATGATTTGAGGAATCTAACCAAAGACGAGAGTCGTTACAGGATCGACTTAGCCAATCACATACTCTGCATCTGCGGTGACGCATCAGGCAACCTAGGCAACAAGGACGTACTAAAGCAAATAGTTTCGAAGGAAGAGATTAGTGGGCGTAGACTCTATCGAGAGGTCGAGTATTTCGTCCCTCGTGCCTCGCTCATAGTGGCCTCCAACGAGATTGGCTTTACACACGCCTTGGGTGACTCCGGGATAAGTCGACGTATCGACATTGTCCAATTCAATAATCCTGTTGATGAGAAGAACAGAGACCCCTTCATCGGAAAGAAGCTAGCTGCCCCCAAAGAGCAACGCGAGATGGTCATGGACATGATTGACTGCTTGCTTGAGATGCAGAACAACTTCGGACGGATGGTGCGTCCCGACTCCTTGGCTCAGGCGCTCGACGACCTTCGGTATGACGGTGACACGTTCCTGTCGTTCCTGGGTGCGAGCGGCTTGGAGATTATCAAGGCGAAGGAAGAAGGCCCGGACTCCCTGTGGATTCATCAATCGGATTTGTTTTCAGCGTTTAACTACTTCTGTGGCATGAACGGGAATAAGCTGGGCACCATGCGTACCCTGAAAGGCAAGTGTAAATCGCACGGCGTCGTTCAGGAGTCAGCAGGGAAGCGGCAGCACAAGTTCCTGTTCAAACTTGTCAACGAGAAGTATTACAAATCAACCTTTGTGAATGTAATATGAACATCTTAGAACGATTCAATAAAACCAAGTTCCTCACAAGTAAAGAGATAAATTGGCTCACCAACGACATCCTCGGTGAGTTCGGATTCGACGACCCAAAAAAGTGTCCTGATCGACGATTGATAGCGTGGTTCTTACGCAACAAACTGTATCTTCCATATAAGAAGATATCGCATGCTCTGAACTATTATCGCGCTCCCGTTTCCTATCACGCGGACATGAGTTACGCCACCTCTACGGACATGATTTTTTCTATGTCCGGTTACGAGAAGGACAAACTCGACATCATGAGTGCTGTCGCAGACGAACACTACGAATGCGAACACAACGTGTATTTGGACAGGGTTTACGATACGTACTTGGAGGAGGCTTTACTAATGACCGCAGCAGACATCTGCGGGATGCGGGACAAGCAATCCAACTACAACTCGGACATAGATTTTAAGCTGGAAAAGACCCCCTCGGAGTCTCAACTGGTCAACCTTTCGAAGATGCTGCGGTTGAAAGATATGGGCTACAGTCCGGAGGAGATACTTGACAACTATGAAATAATTAAAAATGAGTAAATACTCCGAACATCTAAACAAAATTCTGGAGCTGCGAAGCAAGGGTCTTACGAACGCGGAGGTGGCGAGGGAGCTAATGAAGGACCACGACTTCGGTGTGTCCGAGGATAGCGTCCGTCGGTCAATCTCGAACCTGGTGAGGAGCCGCGATTCACACAGCAGCATGTACGACTTCGCTTCGGCGAGCGGCGTGCCTGCTGATCGTGTGAGTTCGTACTGGTATAAAGGCGACCACTTCTCGCTACACGTAAAGAACGAGAACGAGGTAGATTGGAGCGACATCAAAGAGAGCATCCTTGGCTCTATGAAGGAGTATGTTCCAAAGTACCCCGGAGTTGAGTACGAGTCCATAAGCAATCCCCATTGTCTTGTCATCGACCCTGCCGATATTCACATCGGCAAGCTGTCTATGGCATTCGAAACGGGGGAGTCTTACGACAGCAATATGGCGGTGGCCCGCGTGAAGGAGGGCGTGCATGGCATCCTCAGCAAGTGCAAGGCGTTTGGCATAGACCAGATTGTCTTTGTGGCTGGCAACGACGTCCTGCACATCGACTCTCCTCGACGCACTACAACTTCGGGCACCCCGCAGGACACAGATGGTATGTGGTTTAGCAACTTTTTGCTCGCAAAGCAGTTGTATATAGACCTCATCGAAACGCTCCTTGGCGTGGCGCCTGTACACTTCATGTTCAACCCTTCGAATCACGACTACACCAACGGGTTCTTCCTGTGCGATATCATCGCTACGTGGTTCTCGGAGGAGCCGAACATGTCGTTCGACAGCAACCTACACCACAGGAAATACTACAAATATGGCAACAATCTCATCGGCACCACTCACGGTGACGGTGCGAAAACTGCCGACTTGCCAATACTGATGGCTACAGAGGCACCCTTATACTGGTCGCAAACAGAACACAGGTACGTATACACACATCACGTACATCACAAAACTAGTAAGGACTTCCCTGGCGTTACAGTAGAATCTCTACGGTCTCCTTCGGGAGCGGACAGCTGGCACCACCGAAACGGGTATCAGCACGCACCGAAGGCAGTAGAGGGATTCGTTCATCACCCTAAGCACGGTCAAGTGGCTAGGATAACACATCTTTTCTGATGCAGATACTAATACTTCTCGTTCAAGTCCTCTTGCTGACGATGAACTATCGGAACCTGCAAAACCAAAAGCAGATTATCAGTCAACTCAATGACCAGCGAAAAAGGAACAGACGACAGGGGAGGCGTAAGCGCCCTCGGCGACACGTGATCGTCAAAAAAACTCACGAACGGGAGATTGTTCGGGTCATACCGACGTCTACCGAATACATGCAACAACAATATAAAAGAGTAGCAGAACAGTATGCAAACAAATGAAACACCCTGGGGAGAGGTTGGATACCCCGTATTTAAACGAACCTATGCCAGGCCAGTAGAAGGAGGCCAGACAGAGGAGTGGGAACAGACCGTTGATCGTGTGATTGACGCTTGTCGTGATCAGCTTGACGTTGGCTTCACTCAGTTTGAGGAGGCCGACCTGAAGCGGATTATGATGGAGCTGAAGGGCACGGTGGCGGGCCGCTTCCTGTGGCAGCTCGGTACAGAAACGGTGGACCGCTTGGGTCTGCCGTCACTTCAGAACTGCGCCTTCGTAGTAGTCGATGACCCCATTCGCCCGTTCACTTGGGCATTCGAGATGCTTATGCTCGGCTCTGGAGTCGGGTTCAACATTCAACGAGAGAATGTCTATCAGCTGCCGAAGGTCAAGGCTCGTGTCAAGGTAGAGCGTACCGACGCCAATGACGCCGACTTTATCGTGCCTGACAGCCGCGAGGGATGGGTAGAATTGTTGCGCCGCGTGTTGGAGGCCTCGTTCGTGACCGGAGATGACTTCACGTATGCTGCTCACCTCATCCGGTCCAAAGGCTCTCCAATAAAAGGCTTCGGAGGCACCGCTTCTGGGCCTGACGACCTGGTGTGGGGTATGGGCGAGATTAACACCCTCCTCAATAGTCGCTCAGGGAAGCGTCTACGCCCTGTAGACTGCCTCGATATCATGAATATCATCGGGAAGATTGTAGTGGCAGGAAACGTCCGTAGAAGCGCTCAGATTGCCTTAGGCGATTGTGACGATATCGAGTACCTGCGTGCGAAGCGTTGGGATCTTGGTGGCGTACCAAACTGGCGTGCCATGTCGAACAATTCGGTCATCTGCTCAGACATCTCGCAGCTGCCTGACGAATTCTGGGAAGGCTACCGTGGCAATGGCGAACCGTATGGTCTCATCAACCTTGACGCGTCACGGAAGATGGGTCGCACGTTTGAGACGGAGTACCCTGACCCTGACGTGCAGGGATTCAACCCTTGTGCCGAGCAGTCGCTTGCCAACTTTGAAACCTGTTGTTTGGCAGAAATCTACTTGCCGAACATTCAGGACTACCACGAGCTGCTGAAGGTTGCCCGGTTCTTGTACCGAATCAACAAGCACAGCCTTGCAATCAAGTGCGCCATCAAAGAAACAGAAGATATCGTTCACAAAAACATGCGTATGGGTATCGGGGTGACTGGCTACTTGCAGGCCACCGACGAGCAGCGCAGTTGGTTGGACGGTTGTTACGAATACCTACGCAACTATGACAAAGAATACTCTCAATTGGCGGGATACCCAACATCCGTTAAACTTACAACAGTCAAGCCATCTGGAACGCTTAGTCTACTTGCTGGCGTTACACCAGGGGCGCACCCAGGATACAGCGAGTTCTACATCCGACGTATCCGAATGGCAGCTGATAGCGATCTGGCATCTACCGCCAGGAAGCACGGGTACCCTGTGGAGTACGTGCTGAACTTCGATGGCAGCGAGGACAAGTCAACTGTCGTGGTTAGCTTCCCTTGCAAGTTCCCGTCGAACACTACATTTGCAGGTGACATGACTGCTATTGACCAGCTTGAGGTGATTAAGCGCCTTCAGGCAGAATGGTCTGACAATGCGGTTTCTGTCACTATTTACTATAGGTTAGAGGAGCTAGACGAAATAAAGGAGTGGCTTCGTCTCAACTACAAAAACGTCAAATCGGTCTCCTTCCTCCTGCACAGCGACCACGGTTTTAAGCAGGCTCCAATGGAAGAGATTGACGAGGCAACCTACATCGAGATGTCGAGTCGGGTAAATCCGATTCAAAGCCTGCATCATCTCGAAATGGATGAGGTTGAGATTATGGACTGTGACACGGGTGCGTGCCCAGTTCGATGAAGCGTGTGAGTGAATGCTGGATATCCCAGCTGTATTATTTCGGATAGCGAAAGGGGGAGGGTTCTTGTGTGTTACCTCCCCCTTTCTTTTTCAACCAACCACGGTTCAGCTTACTTGATTCTTTGCAAGTAAAAGCTTGATCTCCTGAATGTCTTTTAGGAGTTGTTTTACGTCGTCTTTAAATTCGGTGTTGTCCATTTCCAAAGCCTTTACACGAGCGGACAGCTTGTTGTAGTCAGACTGGAATTTTAGCCAACCACTTATCAGCGCTCCCGCCACAGCTAAAAATTCAAAATGACTCAGGTGTTCCATCAGTTTTTAGTTTTTTCTATTGTTCGTCCCGCGAAGTACGCACCGAACGCTGTTAACATTAAGACCTGCAACAGGTCTACATACGAATCTTTTACGTCAAAGTTGAACTTGCCTACGCTGTCGAACACCATCGTAAGGCAGAACAGTACCATCAGAGAAATAAGGGTCATCGGTCGGATCAGCTTTGCCAGCTTTACGTCGCTCGCCATATCTGCTTTCCATCGCTCCGTGACCGTTTTCTGAAACTCTACTTCGGCGTCAATGCGTGCTTGTACCTCTACAGGGTCTACATCCTCCAGGCGCAGCAGATTCTTTACTACGCCGAGTCCACCGCTGTCTGGCAGCAGGTCGCCAACGGTCTCCATAAGGTGAGGAGCCTTCTGTCTTATCCAGGCGCCCAGTTTGGTGTTCTTAATCTTCTCCATAGTACCATTCTTTTACGTCGAAACAAGGGCATGCCTTTCGCACTTCTGGCAGGTCACGATGCCCAACTACCTTTGCCTCTGGAAAAACGTGTGTAAGGGTGTCTAAAAGGCTCTGCATGGTCTCTTTTTGCTCAGGCGTGCGATTGTCTTCTGGGTCTCCCTTTGGGTCGAGTCCGCCTGCCCAGCATACACCGATGCTGTTGGCGTTAAATCCTTTTGCGTGAGCGCCAGGAATGGACACGTCGCGCCCTGCTTCCAGGGCGCCGTCACGACGAATAACGAAATGGTATCCGCAGCCCTTCCACCCGAACTTCTTGTGAAGCCGATCTATCCAGCCCACCCCTACGTCCATAGTGGCGTATGTGGCTGTGGCGTGTACTACGATGAGGTCAATGTGTCGTTCAATCATGGCTCTCTGTTGGCATAAGGTCACGAATCAACCTCTTATCCTCATCTGTTAAAACTCCGTTTTGGTCTTGTGATAACTTCATAGCAACAAACACGGCTTCGCAATATTCCTCGTTGAGAATATGCTGCACAAAACACATCGGGCTGGTGGCATCAATGGCGGCTACTATTTGCTCTTTTGTGTAGTGCATTATCCAAAGTTTTGTGTCGTGTTGTTATCAATCAAAGCAAAAACACCACGCTGCGTGAAGGTTGTTCCATCGTCGCTCGTTTCTACTGCAAAGTGTGTAGCGTCACTACCAGAACCGTAATTACCGTACTCAATGCTCTTTATGGTGGGCGGCGTTGGGAATTGGGTGCTGTCAAATTTTACCTGTATCCAGTTATTTGCGGTTGACGTACTCAAAGGCCACCACAAATCGTAAATCGAGGTGCTGCTATTGAAAGCCTTATACGGGTAGTATTGCGCGTAGTAATGGCCTGCTGTAATGGTGTAGTAGTTGTTCCCATCAGTGTCAGTTGTGCTGTTGGTCATGTTCGTAGGGTGGCTATTTCCGCTTTGACCTGCACTCTCGTAAAACCTCAAGTTCCATATTCCTAATCGGGAGTTATTGTATGTTCCTGCTGAGTTAACGCCTCTAATCCTGATGTATCGAGATGCGGGCGGCCCTGATATGTCATAGGTCGCTGTTGCGGCTGCGCTCTGCACGTTGTCTCCAAATTCTTGCGCCCGCACTTCAACAGTCCTTGTCCCTGTAGTGGAGTTGGTGTCGTTGAAAGACAAAGTAGCTGACACGGAATCGTTGCCCGTGTCGAGCGTGTGGTCTACATCAGCATCCTGCACCGTGACAGTGCTTCCCACCTTAGAAATGACGTGATAGTTTGGGTTCGTATAACTGCTGTGATTTGTGACGGTAATTGTCACGGCTCCAAACAGTCCCACATTTAACGAGATTGTAGGTGTAGTAGTAGCTGTACCACCGCTCCCAGATGGAACATCTTGTTCGTTGATTTTAGCAATGTCTGCCATTTCAATACCGTTTTGTTTGCTGATGTCGGGCATTACGCAAGTTCAATGAAGTCATTCGAAGGATTAAACCAAATTTGTCCGTTGCTGCTATCAAGGCAGTATCCAACGACGCGTACAATATCGCCAGTTCCCGATGGAGCTGTGGCTGTTATGTCGCCACCTTGAGTAGATACATAAAGTTCGTCCCCAATCGTGCCGGCGTCGTAGTCTAACGTGTACATACCACGCAGCAACATACCGTCCACATCTGGGTCAGTGCCTAAAGCAATTGCTAATAAGACACCACCTGCCGTGCCTGTTGCGTCTGCATCAGCAAGCGTCCATCCGCCAAAGGCGCTGTTCAAGTAATGCAACTTGCCCTCTGTGGTTGAGCCTGAACCAAACTTGACTATATCACCGTTGCTGCTGTTGGCTGTATTGCCGGTCTTTGCAAATACGACATTCTTGTTGTTCGTGTCAAGGTCGCCACCAAGCTGTGGAGAGGTGTCGGCCAAAACACTAGCGATTCCACTGCCGCCCGGCGACCCATTTGATGCAGCGGTAATTCTACCTTGCGCATCGACAGTTATGTCTGCATTGGTGTAACTGGCCGCAGTGACTGCTGTATCAGTTAGAGAGATGGTACCAGTTGCCGTAATCGTTCCACCGGTTAGACCTGTGCCTGTCGCCACGCTAGTTACGCCTTGCGCATCATCGACCCATGATAAATTTCCGCTGCCGTCTGTCTTCAGTAGCTGGTTTGCGCTGCCGTCGTCGTCTGGCAGCACCAAAGTGTATGTGGCGCCGTTGGCGTGCGGTGGACTTTTAATAGTGATGCCGTGAGTGTTGGAAGAACAGTTTAGCTTGATAGCGCCGGGGTTGTCGTCTGAACCACCACCCACATTGCCCCGTATCTCCAACAGCCCGGTGCCATTCGCCGCGACCTTTACATTGCCATTGCTTGTCGTGGTGTTGACCTCGTTAGCCTGCACGTCAAGATTGCCAGCCAACTGAGCACTCGACGCCATCAACGCGCCTGCAGCAGCCACGTTCGTCGCGTCGGTTACATCGGCAGCGGTTTCTATGTTAGTGAGTTTAGTGCGCTCTGCGGAAGTTATGATTGCACCCGACCCTGCATCTGTCACGTCAGACAGGTCTATCACGTCTGATGGCACGTCAGCAGTACGCGCTAGTGTGCCTGAAGTTGTAGGCAAGTCAATAACAGTATCTGCGCTTGCTTGGTTACGAACAGTTGCAAAGTCATTAGTGCTGCTCTCGATGCGCAAACGTGTGCCTGTTTTAACATCGAATAAGGCAGTGCTTGCTACGGCTTGACCATTAAGTTCTACCGCCGTAAATGCTGTCTCCGAACCCGCACCACCTGCTGCTACGATAAAATCAATTTCGCCTGGCGAGGTCTCAGTCATCTTCACCTCCGTCACCCCCGTCTTCAATCGAGCAGTAGTTGAGGTCAACTCCATTTCAGAGTTCGTTGCAAACTTTACTTTACTGTCTGTAGCTGTTAGCTCCAAGCGACCGTCATCCGTACTAGTGCCTGATCCATCACCAGTCAAGATCGTTGAGCCTGTATTAGTTTTGAGCAAAGTGCGCAACTCCTGCAAATTCGCACTGGTAGTGTAAACACCTGATGAATTACGGACAAGTACGTCCCCGGTAGACCCACTTGTAGTCGTGGCGTCATCAAGATCATTTAGCTCGCTGGCTCCTCCAGAGGGGTCTACGTACTCCAAAGATGTGGCACCTGAATTAACAGCTAAAACCTGACCAGATGTGCCAATAGAATTAGGCACATCGGAGAGAATGCCTATTGCCTGTCCCGAAACCGAGTTAGTATCTTCTACGTAGCTAATGACAAAGTTTGACCCGCTTGGACGGGTTGATGTGACCATTATTTTGTCTGTTGATTCCAAGGCGATAGGCGAAGCCAACAAATCAACACTTGCATTAGATGACAATGACTGGTTCACAATCTGCATTGTCGTTGTGCCCTTTTTGACACTCAGCGTTACGGTTGCGCCAAGTGAGTCGCTGCATATAATGCTTGATATAACCGTGTTGCTTGCGCTCGCGGCAAAAGCTTGTTGACTCGTGTTAGCTTGCGTAACCGTAAACTGCGCTATTTTGTATGCTGTAGCCATTATTTCTTGCTAATAAAGATTGGGAACAGGTCGCCAAACAGGGAGCTTCCTCCTGTGGAAATATTGTCCAAATCTACGCTATTTGTGACGGTAATTAGGTCTGTTTTTGAGGAGATTCCTGACACAGTTGTATTCAAAGCCTCGTGCTTTTGAAAGATGTGATTGACCCCACCCCCAGGTACAAAATCTCCATCGCCTGCGCCTGGAGGGTTGTTTGGGTCTCGACCAGTATCGTCCTGTTCCTCAGTAATAGTGGCCTCAGACGTATACCCGCACAACAAGGCTTCTACCCTTTGCGCGTGGTCCTTCAGCTGTATTGTTATTGAGTGAGGTAAAAACTCTTCATTTCCCGCGCTCAGTTTGGAGGTGTTAAACTTTTTGTATGGGCGGCATACGTCCAAAAACTGCACGCTTGCGTCTAAACGAGGGCGTATGATTGTGCCCGTCACCATTTGACGAGCGTGACCACGAACATTTATGGCCCTGGCCGTAGTGTAAAACCCCATCGATGTATACATGCTTGAAAACGGCATATCCGACGAGGTGAACCCATCAGGGTGCATCTTTATGTTGTCCTCCCTGCTTAGAGGGCTGGAGGTGTCGCTGGGGTGTGTGGCGCGATAACGTCCGAACGCCCTATTTCCTGAGTTCTCAAAGGTAGCCCCAAAAGCGGTGCTCTTTAAGGAAATCTGCTCCGATCCGTTGCCGCTATCGTCAAAAGTGACGTATCTGGCGTCATAGTTCTCTGTGCCGTCACCAAGGTATACCTCAATACCTGACAGCTGAAAGTGCTTTAATATCGAGTGGTTTTCGCTGTATTGACTAGTTGTATTTGCCGCAGACACACCCGTAACTAACGGCCAGTCTGATGCTGCAAAGTTTTGATTCTCTGTAGCCTCCGAAACTACGTCAATAGCGTTGCCTGATGAGTCAAACAAGTTGTTCCAGTCGTTGTTGTGAGGAATCTCATACAACCTAAGTGCGGTGCCTATTTGAATCTTAGTGAAAGATGAGGAAGCTCCGTCAGCAGTGTATGGCGCTTCTATCTGCTCGTCGAATCGATAGATAAAGTGATTTCTTGAGTGATCTTTTTTCAGTACGTTGTCAGCGTCTGCGTCTTGCTTGAGTAACGGAGGAGTGTAAAAGCTGAAGGTAAAATCTTCTGATTGAAGAAACTCATCAGTAGTTCCTGCACCCTCATCGGTCAGAATGCTTGGATCTGCTCCAATCATAATCTCCAAAAAAGCCTCGTCATACATCGCATCGGCATCATCTACCCACGTATACTGTTCATAGGTCTTTGGAGTGTAGTCAGCGCTTGTGTTTGGAACATCTACACCATAAGACTCTCCTGAGCTGTAGAAACCGAGCGACCTAACCCGACGGCGCAAAGCATACCAATTAGTTCCATCATTGACTCGAACCGTCATGCGCAAAACCGCCAGATTTCCCCTGTTTTGGTTCTCAAAATTGCTTCCTGACGTCCAGTATTGAGCGCTACCAGAGAAATGCAGCCTAAATGACCCCCCATCGTCACCCTTCGGTATGTTGATGTCGGTTATGATGCCTTGAGTGGGCACATTTGAGTACACGTTTTGTGTTGTGACCACACCGAAGTCACCGCTTGAGATTGAATCAAGGCGGTACAGGAACGTCTCTAGGTTTGGACCATCGTAGCCCATTCCCGACCTAAAAATCAGGTCGCTACCCGCCCCTTCGTGAACTTGAGCGATAGAACCCACCGGATATACACCCCTTCTTGCTGCTCCTTTCAGGAATTGAGCACCAATATGGTCTAAATAAACGACCTGCGGGTCTGTATCGTTGTCGGTTCCGCTGGAGGTGTAAACAGATGAGTGACTAAAAACTCCGTTCTCGTCCTTTGTCCATTCAAAGTAGCCTATCTGGTCATCGTCACCGTTTATGATGCGCTCACGATCAAACAGGTGGAATTTACCCTCTGAAAAGCAGAAAGTAGCGCCTAAAGAGGCGCAAATGTCGTGCAAAATCTCGTATGTAGACACGAATCCGCTACGGCGCTCTGTGCGCTTGCGCTCAAAAGCAATGTCTCGCTTCTCCCTTGGAGCGGGACGCGTGTAAAAGGAGTCTGCCTTCAAAAAGAAGTGGTCCAGCACAGCGTCATTCGAGGGGAAGTGGTTGTGTGTGGTGTTTCCTGGTCGAACCAGGCGATGCTCCGTAAAAAGTGGGTACTGATGGCTTCCGTCTGTAGCTGTACCCTGTAATTCAGCGTTAATTATTGACCAATGAGGCAGTTTTTGAACAACCTCCTTGAGCCAGTACACCAGGCTTGTTTCACCCGTAAACAAGTCGCCGTTGGTATCTTTGTAGTCCACGTTCTTCAACGAAGCAATGCCGTCACTAGCCACGAACGTGGTCAGGATTCTACCGTCGTCAATCTGTTCGGTGACTTCTTCGGGATGGATAATGCCTGCCCATTCGAAATCCTCCTGAACAGAGGTCTGTCGATACAGGCGAACAAACATCCTGAACTCGTCACCAGCAAAACAAGGCACAGTGATGTGCGTGCGTTCGGCCTCTGTAAGGTATGCCGAGAACTTCATTGACGAACTCATAATCGGCTGCAACACGTCGTCAACAGACCCTTTCCAGTCCAGTACAAAGCCTGGGTCAGAGATTTCTACCTCCGTAAAGGGAGAGAAGCCTCCTTGAGATACGATGTTTACGTCCCACACCTCCAATCGGTATGAGAATCCGTCAATGACGTCGTATGTGGTATTTACTATTCGTCTAGCCATAGATTCGGTCTAATGCTGTTGCTCCACGTCGTGTTCCAAACACCAGGTCTGATCCGCTTATGTATCCTTCGGTGCGCATGTTTGGCCCTGCACTTCGGTTGAAGCTTCCCAAGTTCATACCGCTCATAACAAACTGACCCATTCCTTGACCTCCTAAAGCTTTTCCTGCCGCAACAGCCACGCTGCCGCTCCCTAGAGTAAGGGCGTTTAATATGACAAATGCAGCAATGAGCGCTATAACTCTTTGCATAACTCTTTCCAAAGATTTTAACAGATTCTCCTTTAACGCATCTCCAAAACTCTTAGCTCCCTCAGCTGCTGACACAAACGCGCTAACAAGAGCGCCTGAAAAAGCATCGCCAATGGAGAGAGCCAAATCGCTTATCTGCTGTATTTGTAGAGCAAATAGTTCGGCAGCCTTCCTCTGTTCCTCCGTGATTAAAGGCGGAGTTTCTTCCAGTTTATTGAAGAGAAAGCCTAGCGTCTCGGTCTTGTCAAAAACTCCTCCAACGGCTTCAAGTTGCTGTTGGAAAAGTTTTAACAGAGCGCCGTTCATAACCAACGCCTTTTCAGTCTCGGCATTTATCTTGCCCTGAGTAGCAAACTCTTCTGCGGCCTCTATGTTTAAAAACTTCTTTACCCTTTCGAGCTTTGCTACCGACTGATTGAGCCTTTCTTGTTCGTCTTTCACCCCTGAAATCTCAGGGTTTAAACGAGCAAATTCTTCGACCAGGTTCTCGGTAAAAGGAAGCTCTTTCTTTTGCCCTACTTTATCAAAGGTAATTCCTAAAAGCTTCAGTATGCCTTCCACTTCCTTGAGGGCAGCCTCCTCTTTCCTTAGTTGCTCAGGGTCAAACAGCAGACCGCCCTTTGCGCCTGCAATTATCTCATTTTTTCTGTTAAGTATCTCCTCTCTCTGCTGTTCAAGGTTTTTCAGCAGAACTCCCAAGCTTTCTTTTACACCACCCTTTCCGTCATTGGCAAAATCTGGAACCACAGGTCCGACAAAGGTGCCACTTGCGATAGCCTCATCCTGAGCCTTCTTTATGTCGTCCTGTAAGTCCAGGTAGTTTTTAAACTCGTCATTTAGCTGCTTTTGCTCGTCCTTGAGTTTTTTCAGGTTTTCCGTTACCCTCTCGATTTGTCGATCATAACTTGACCCAACATTTGCGTTACGAAGGTTTTCAAGCTCCCTGTTTAAAGACTCTATTTCAAACTGCAATCGCGCAATATCTTCAAGGCGTTCCCTTGAGACAAGTTCCGACCGGGCTATGTCCTTAAAAGCGTCATTTGACTCGTACACCTTTCGGCGCAAGTCGTCCATGCTCATTGTGGCGGTGTCGGTATTCTCTGTCAACGTCGCTATTCCCAGAACTGCTGTTCCGAGGATTGCAGAAACTGCCATTGCCGCTACGCCTACCGGACCAAAGGCAAGGAATAAACTTCCCAAGGCCAAGGAAAGAGCGCCTATTGCAGCCAGAAGCGGCCCTGAAATCGCAACAAAAGCCGTAACGCCAACTATTATAGATTTTATTGGCTTTGGTAGTGCCGCAAACCTTCTTAATAACCTTGTAATATTGGACGTTATGGTCTTTATCGCTCCTTGAAACTCTTCTGTAAATGAGATACTGACCTCTTGAGCTGCCGACTTTACACGTTTAAAGGAAGCAGAAAGAGAATTGTCTAATATGAGAGCAAACTCATTTAGAAAGCCATTGGAATTAACAATTGTGTTCTTTAGCTCTTCAAACTCTTCTCTAAGGCCGCCCAAAGCCGCTGCGGGACCAGCACCCCTGAGACCAAACTGCTCCAGCTCTGCTGAGAAACCTCGGCTTGGCTCAAGCAGGGCTTCAATTGCTTCAGAAGCACTGTATCCATCCTTTCCAAGCTGCGCCAAAATACGACGAAGCGCGGTACCACCACGACTTGCATCAAAGCCACGATCAGCCAAAAGACCGAGAATCGCAGCTGTTTCCTCAAGTGTTATCCCATAAACAGCAGCCTCCGAACCTACGTAATTTAATGATGCAGCCAGGTTTTCAGCATTCAAAGCGGTGTTAGCAGCTACGGAAGCAAAAAGGTTTCCAACAAACGCAGCCTGCTCTTGTTGACTGCCAACAAGCTCTAAGCTTTCTGCGTACCTGTTCATGGTTTTCACCAAAAACTCACCAGATGTGGCGATGTCTTGGTCCATGGCTTGAGCAAACTTCAGAATTGTTCCCTGAAGATTCTGTATCTCAGACTCGCTCTTTCCCAGTTTTGCGAGAGAGAGTTGCAATCCGCTAACCTCAGCCGCTGTAAAGATTGTAGAGGCACCAAGCTGACGAGCAGACTTCGTGAGTTTGTCAATGTTGTCCCTGGGGTTCAGGGCTTGAATTTTTCTTTGCGCTAAGTCGAATTCCGTAGCTACTTTTACGGCTGCCCCGGCGAGGATTGCCATTGGTATTGACAGCGTAGCGCTTATCTCTCTACCTGACCTAGAAGCCGCGTTACCAAATGACTTGAGCTTTCTTGAGGCACGGTTCATCCCGCGCTCGAAGCCCTCCGTGTTCATTATTATTGAACCCTTTACCGTAAACTGATCTGTAGCCATTAGAATTTTCTGCTAAAGTTTTCGTACAATTCGTTTGCCAGTTCTTTGCTCGGTTTAGGCTTATTAGCCTGCATGTAAGGGTGAAAGTCTTCTGGCGTGAATTTCTTCCCCTTCGAAGCATTGATGTTAGCCAGCAGCGACATAGACGCCGAGGTGTGATTCCACGACAGCTCGTCAGAAACTAAAAGGCCCCCACATACGGACGAGACCTCGGCCAAGGTCATGGTCCAGAAGGATTCGGGAGGAACCCCCCTTCGGATACACTCGTGATAGAATTCTCGTATCGAAGGAAGGCTCTCCCTATCCTCGTCCGTTACTTCTTTCCCGCCTCGTCAGTGTCAGCATTCATTGCGTCACTAACGGCCTCTGAAATCAACTCCAGTTGCCCGGAGTCCAGAATCTCGGCGATGAAGAATTCCTTATCAGACGTGAAACTCTTGCCAGAGTATACACATGAGTTGACTACGCTGTAGTAAGCGATTAAGGGAACCGCTGTGAGCGGGTCTTTATTGACCCACTTGTCGAAGTCCTTAAGCTCCAGCCCCTCGTTCTTCAGGAGCAAGCGTAAGGCATTCATTGTAAAAAGGGCGTTCTGGTCTTTCTTCTTGAACTTGACCTTGAACTCCCCTCGAAAGTTGTTGGATAAATCCATGTGGTTGATTAAGGGTAAAAAAGGGCGACACGACCTTCGCGCCGCCCCGTGACAAAGTTAGCTATTAGGAAGCAATTTCCTTGTGCAATTTTCCGTATCCTCGGAAGGTTGCGCTGTATGTCGCGATGTCGTCTACACCACCAGTGAGTGAGCACGACTCGATCAAAGCCTGACCTACGTATGAAACGACGCCCGCGTCATCTCCGAGACCTCCGCCCGAGTCGCTTCCGATTTTGGTTGTGAATCGTACCAACACGTACATTGAGTCCTTCGCCAAGTCCAACAAAGTGATAGGACTTCCTGTGTCGCCGCCAGTATTTGCAGTGAGGTCGATAAGACCGTCGATAGAGAACGTGAAAGCGAATGCGCCAGAAGCGATGAAGTTTGTAGAAGAACCCACTCCGTCACGAGCTGCTACCTCGTTGATTGTGTTCGAAGCGTCGAGCGTAGTCGTGGTTGCAGCAGCCAACAGGTCTCCTGCTGCTACGTCCAAAGCCGCGAGGTTAGAACTGCCCGCTGTAGCGAACCCGACAAAGTCGCCGTTTGAGTCGATTACGAGAACCTTGTCCCCGTTAGATACCCCTGAAGGGTTTGCGTCGGTGACGCCGCCCGTGTGAACTGTCAACGGAGACGTGGAGCCTCCGTCAATGGCATAGATGCCTAATTGATTTGATGCTAATGTAGCCATGATTGATTATTGTTTAGAAACCTTTTCGTATTAAAAAATTCATTACTTCCGCCAACTCGTCACTCGCCACCTTAATCACCCTTGGTGTTTTTTGGGCGAACAGCCTGTAGAACGGAACTCTTTTCTTTTTGCTTATTTGACGAGCTGGGCGAGCAAAGAAGTGCGCACGCCAGCCACCAGTTTTTCCTTTTGTTTTGGGCAAAACCTTTCTGCCATAGACCTTCTTACGAAGCCCCTTGATTTTACGGTTACCCATCGGCTTGTCGAATCCGCCTGTTCGACGATTGACAAACCTATACATCTGACCGTTGTTGAACGCTTGCTGCCAAGGCTTGACCGACTTGGTCAGGGCGCCATCAATCAGACGTTCCGCTTCCTTCGTGCCCATTTTGCGGGCCATATTGCGAAGCTTCTTCTCCAACTCCTTAACGTCGCTCTGGTCAACGACTAACCTTACTTGACTCCTCGGTATTGCCATCACTTCGCTATTTTGTAGTACAATTCCTTATTGAGCCTACTACCCAATCCGTTAGGGTTATGAACATCCGATGGACCTAGGTCGATTACTATCTTTAGCGTAGCTCCAACCCAAGCAGGCTCGTCTAAGTCTTGAATGTAACTAAGCGATTCTGTTTCAAAAATTTTAGGTGTCTTAAGCCCAGGGGGGCCATCAGTTGGAACACTGTCCGTGAACTTGGAGAGAATAGTATTTCCGTCAGAAGCATCAGTCACCTCCTCTCCGCTGGGTAGTATTACAACAGCACTTTCTACAGTAAGCACAAACAAGCCAGCGCTTCCAAAACTGTTTCCACCTGTGCTTTCGAATTTAGCATTACCAGTGCTTGGTTGAACTGCGTCTCCTGCGCCCAGAAGATCGTTAAGGTTTGACATTCTGTAAACGCCCAACCTTTCTCCCTGCTGCCTGAAGCAATGACTGGTCACATCGGAAGGAAAGCTTATGCTGTGATTTTTAATTCTAATCCTGGCAGAGTATTCATACGAAACTTGCCCACCATCTGTCTTGGTTACAGAGTTTTCCGCATCGCGAGGGTTAAGTCCGTCTATGTATTCGTCAACGGCAGTGATTGGAGTAAGCTTGTAATAAAGCCTACCCATGCTGATTCCGTAAGGAAGGTGCCAGTACCCCGACTCGTTATTAGGCCAGCTCGTCGTGTCCAGTTTGTATGTCTTGAATCCGTCAGAGTTGAGGTGGGTCGGCTCTGTTTCGTCTGCTGGAATCAACACAAAGGTGTTGGGCGAACTTTCCACAACTAGCTCTCCAGAGTCCAAAACAATTTTAGCTTCAGGTGTTGTATTGTTTGGAACAAGGTCGTACCATCGAGAGGTGTAGCTTCGGATGTACCCATCTGGCGGAACACCCGCCGCAGGACCTAAGGCTGTCCTGTAAATGAACTTGTCTTCGTTCATAATTAAGACGTCTGATACAGCAGTTGCGTCTACAATTTCAACCTGTTGCTCTACTGCGTTGTAAATTCTTTTTTTGCCAATAGGAAAGCTAAAGCTGCTTTCGTTTGACGAAATGATACTATTTTCACCGTCCCCCGTGTTGAGTAAAAGGTCTCCGCGCTCTGGAAACGGGCTGTTAGAAATTACTACGTAGTCAACCGACGAGTTCCTGACGTGAGAGCCTGCGTGTGTGATGAAGGGATATTCCTGATCAGGCAAACCCAAAAAAGTGTCGTCGTCACGCAGCTCGGCACGAATCTTTAGCACCTCGTGGCGACCCTCGTACTGGATAGAGTAGATGCGAAACTTGCCGCCCTCAAAAAAGATTACATCCTCGAACTTGACGCCCTTAAAATAGCGGCAGCGAATCTCGGCTTTAATTTTACCTGTTCGCTGTTCTTGAATGCGTTCCTCCGAGGCACCAGCAGACGGAGTGCCGATGTACTTAAACTCGGCACCAACATCTCGCTTGAGCAAGGAGACGGTCTTCACCTTTTCTCCCGCGTCATTTACGACCAAAGATTCCCTGTAGAAGGAAATCTTGTTCTTCATGGCTCCCGGAGTCAATACTGCCATTAGTAGCGCTTTACTGAGCCAAGCAAGCGCTGAACACCCTCCTTGACTTCTGTGGTGATACCTCCGAAAAATTCTGCCTCACGGTGTGAATCGTAGTGGCCTATCAACATAAGTGCTGCCTGAGTAAATTGCTTAGGCAAGTCCTTGACATTTTCCCCTCCAGAGAGGGTAATCTTATACAGGTCGTAGTCCTGATCTTCATTAAGGTCGACAGGAGGCTCTGTTCCTGTGAAGTCAACCTGAATCGGGTAGCCTGTATTTCTAACTCGTGCCTTATCGTCCACGTAAGCGACATAGTCTCCGCTAGTGTCAAGGTAGTCGATGGCTTCTACGGTGTATGTGCCTGTAATGTTACGTAGGGTCTGGATTTCCTTAACCTCCAAACGGTCTAGATAAACCACTACAGTTGAGTTCTTGGCAGAAACAGATGCCAAGTTGTAGTTTGAGTCCTCGTGTGACGCTGGAGCGCTAGAGCAGAACACACGGTTCGTCACCGTGAGCATGTAGTCCATAGCCGCCTCCAGGTAGGAGTTGATAAGACCGTCAGCTTCCCCCTGCTCATAGCGCAAGTGGCCGCGAATAATAGACAAAGGCACTAAGTCTTCTGCGTAGTAATTCTGTGTGACGATCGTTTTCATTTCCTAGATTTAAAAAAGGGGGCGACCGCAATAGCCGCCCCCTTCCATTTCAGTTTAAGATTCCTTATACAGTAAATCCGTCGAATCCTCCGTTGTTCAGGATTTGAACAGAACGGTAAATGTTAGCGATGATTCGCGTAACACCGTGGTCCGCATCACTGTATGGGTCAACGATGAGGTTTAGTCCGCCCCACGTTCCAGTCACGACTTGCTCCTTGTCGAACATGAAGAAATCGTCACCAGCCATCTGAGATGAAACGTATGTTTCGTATCCCAATACGTTCTGACGCTCGCGAGCTGGGCCAGCGAACAACATACCAGAACCAGCGTCTTGGCTCAACGCTCGCAAAATGCGGTAAGCGTTAACACCTGACAAAGCAACCACGTTCTCCAATGGAACGTCGCGGCCCATCAATGCAGCTTCCAAATCGAGAGGGTTCATCGTGGTAGCGTCGTAACCATCCAAAGTACCAGCAGAAGTCTGGTTCAACAAAACGCCGTTAGTAGTATCACCCAAAATCTCAGCGATGATATCAGCGTTGAACTTCTTAGCAACTGCGTCACGGATGTCCTTCGCGAGGAAAGCGCCCATGTCATCAGCAGACTGTGCCAACATCTGGTCAGTCACCTGCGTGTGAGCAGCGTAACGAGTTGGAGACAAAGTCACAGAAGTGAACCCTGTGTTGTTGACAGCTTGAGCAGCGCCTTCTTGAGGCTTACCAGCAGCGGCAGGAGTGCCCTGTACCTGGAACACAACGTCACCAGTCAAGTTGCCCAAGTTGCGGACGCCCATTCGAGCGGCAATGTCCGTAGGCTTGAACGCCTCAACGACACCGTTGTCCACCTCTCCGATAGAACCACCGAACGCCGCAGCGTTAGCGTTAGTTCCGTCAACTGCCAACGCAGCACGAGACGTGATGAAAGAAGGAACACACACGCCTCCGGCCACGTTTACTTTCGCGTCCTGGAACTCGTTGCGAGCCTCCTGATTCATTTCTGCTTCGAGGCCAGTCAAACGACCCTGAGCAGCTTCCTTTACCAGCTTGCCAAAGCTGAACTTTTGACTAGCGCGAGCCTCTGTGTCGCCGAGGCCCTGAACGAGTGCCGGAGCACTATTCTTGTTTTGCTTTTCCATAGTGGAATTTTTGTTTTGTGATTTATTATGTCGAGCCTCGGTTGGCTCAGTATTGTATGATTGTGAGTAAGGGTGAGGCAAAATAGCTGGGTCAATTAGTTGATCTACCCGCTCTTCTTGTTCCTCTTCCTCCTCTTCTTCTTTTTCTTCTTCGTCCTCGTCCTCTTCCATACGATCTTCGTCCTCTTCTTCCTCTTCCTCCTCGTAGTGGCCGGGACGCTCTTCAGGCTTCTCTTCCTCTTCCTCCTTTTTCTCTTCCTCTTCCTCCTCTTCTTCGTAATGACCGGGTCGTTCTTCAGGCTTCTCCTCGTCCTCCTCGTCCATGTAGCCCTTCTCTTCCTCCTCTTCTTCGAGCTTACGCAACTCTTCTTCTACCTCCTGATCGAGGAACGCTTCCATAGAGCGAAGCCCTACTTCTGTTGTTGGGTAAGCGCCCTGCGTTGTTGGAGAAACATCGAACAGGGTTTCCACCTCGTTGATAACTCTCAAGTTCACACCGTCCTCCCGACGCTCCCACGAGTCGTCGGAGATTGTGAAACCGAAGCTGGAGGTGGACACATTGCCCATGCGAATGTTTTCGGCCAAATCCTTAGCGTAGGATTGGTTACCCAGCTCGAATCGGTACTTGAGACCTTTGTCATCGACGTCCAGTTCCAAGCCGCGACCAACACGGGCCAATGGCATATTCCAGTCGTGGTTGAACAAGGCGACAGTATTAGACATGTCGGCTTTGTCAAACGCACCACGAGCAATACGCTCGGCAAACCTTCCGCCAATAACGGTCTCGTCCTCGAAACGTGCCGCGTAACCCTCGACCACGATGTTGCCGTCCTTCTCAGAACGTACCTCGAAGTCGGCGCTAAGTGACCGCTTTTCTAGATTTTCCATTATTGGTTTTATTTTGATGATAATTTATGACCCTTCGGGAACAAGTCAGTGTCGTGCTTACCGCTGCGAAACTTTTCATTCTTCAGCGCGTAAAGATAGCTGTTTACACGAGCAAATGCCCATTGCTGTGGAGACTTTACGTTGGGGCGAACAGACCCAGGGTTGGTTTTGTATGCACCAATTCCACGGTTGTACACCTTCTGCAAAGTTGCCTGAGTAGTTTTCTTTTTAGAATCACTCACGGACTTATTGTGCTCTTCAGCTTTGTTCTTAAGCGTAGGCCCGACACCCTTGTCCTCAGCTCTGCTTTCTTTTTCAGCTTTATTTATAGTGCGCTCACACCAGCCCTTCATGCTGTCGCCACCCCAGGCAGCGTACATAATGGACCCGCAGATATCTTTGCCCTTGTCGTCAGTGAACTTTCCCTGATCGTAAGTCTTGGCACGAGACAGAAACGAGAAGGTACGCTTAATTGTAGACAGGGTCAAACTTTGACCTGTAGACAACTGCCGAGCACGAGTCCAGCCCACGCTGGTCCCACAGCTCGTTCCTTTCTCTTCCTTGTGCTTCAAGGCAGCTTTGGCGCGGTTCTTGGCCGCTTGTGGATATCCGCCGTAAGTCTTAGCCATTTTTCTTTGGCGTAGCTTTCTTGGCCTTTGGAGCCTTAATTTCAATTTCGTAGAAAGCTTTTCCTACTCGGACAACGCCCCCGTTTTCCCATACGTCAGCAAATGTGCCAGACGGAATGCGCTGGGAGCCAGGAGTCATGTTGTCAAATTCCTTTGCAAACTCCTCCGCGCTCTTGCATTTTTTGATTACTAGTTTATTCATCTTCCTGTTCTAAGTTCATCATCGCTTGGTTGTCCACTCCGTCAGAGCTTTGTTGACTGCCTTGAGAAGCCACAGTAGCGGCGTAGTCAGCCATAGAAGAAAGCGGTATTTGATTAAGTTGAATGTGGTGATTGTCACCTCCTTGAACAGGCGCCAACCCCTCTTTACTTCGCACCTCATTGATCGATAAAACTCCATCAGAGAGGAGGGAATGATAGTAGCTGGCACGCGAGGCGGAGTCGGCACGTAGTAGTGAGTCGACGTCGAACCTGCATGAAAGCTCGTCGTTGTTTCGTAGGACTTTGCGCTCGACTTCAAGCTCGATTCGGCGCACCCAGGGCAGAATTGTCCCTTGCGAAAATTGCAGTGTTTGTTGCTCATAGTTGTCATAAGATGAGTTGCCCTCCATTCCGATGATGGCAGGCGGCACAGAGAAGAATCGTGCGATTTCTTCAGCCGTGTACTTCTTAACTTCTAGGAACTGAAGTTGCTCCAAAGGCACAGAGAGCGGCTGGTAAGCAAAGCCACCCCCCAAGATAGCGACCTTATGAGCGTTTTTCTTGCCCATAAACTCTTGCTTCCAGCGCTCACTGGCCTCCCTCATCTGCTCGATTGTTAGCGGCTCTTTAGTAGTCAATATGCCGCCGAGCATCCCGCCGTTTTCAAAGAACGTACTGCCGAAATTCTGAATCGACTTGGCGGTGTTGAGGTTTTGGATTTGGATATTGGTTGGGTTCTTCCCACGGAACGCCTTAATTTCGAGAATCTGGTCTTGAGGAATCTTCGTTGGTGAACCCGTGTAGGTATACCATCGCGAACCGTCAGGTTCTACCATAGAGTGAACTTCTGTGGCAGGCAACCAGTAAATTTCATCGTCGAGGATAAGCGCAGTGCCGATGCCGTACAACAACGCATCGCTCACGATCATCTGCCAGAACTCATACGCGCCCATCATAGGGTTCGGCTCGACAGCCAGAAGCCGAGTGACCGGATGGTCAGGCATAGGGCGACGAATGCCATCGGCGTCCACCTGCTCAACAGTCAATCCCATAGAGGCGATGGTGTCAGCAATTTTACTTACACATGCGTATACAGCAGAAAGGGTCAGCGTGTCTTGACCAGAGGCCAGACTCGTGTCGCTCACAATGGTGCTCAACCAGCCTGTGTGGGCTTGGGTCGGGAAGATTGGCGCTTGGTATCGCTCTTCCTTGTTCAGGCCGAAAATACGTTGAAATAGATTGCGTTCTTTGGGCATCAGCGCGAAAGTAATACAGCCGATGCGCTACTGAACGAATTTTTTGCTACGTTCCTACGACAGACATAAAGAACTCGAAATCTGGTGGCGTCTCGTCCTCTTCAAAAGTGAGCATTTCGCCTATCGCCATGATCGCCGCAACCACCCCGTCAATCTTATCTCCAGACTTAGATTTATCAACCTTGATATTGCCGCTGGGGTCGAGCTTTAGATGGACATTGCTCATCATCCAGCGCAGAACTTCGTCGCCGCCGTGGTGCAGCTTGCCCTCTAGCGCCAGCTTCTCGTAAAACTTAGATGGGAACGACATAGAAGCGTAACCCTGACCGAACGGGTCGCACGGGACGCCGTCACCGTCCAGGTCGCGGATTAGACTTAACGAGTTCCAACGGTCATACGCCACGCCCTTGATGTTGTACTTCTCCGAAAGGTTGTCTGGGTCGTACTGAACCTTGCCGTCCATCACGTAGTGCCCACTGAGCATCCTTCTAATCACGTTATAGTCAGTGACGTTACCCGGAGTCACAATCACGTTGTCATATTCCTCTATGTGGGCGTAGATATGCGTCTCGTCTTTCTCCAATCGGCGCTGCACAGCTCGTTCTGGAAGGAAGTAGTAGTTGGATATCTGGACTCCCTGGTCGGGGTCGCCAACAGCCACGCTAAACGCAGTCATGTCATCCGTGGCCGCGAGGTCCAGCCCGATATACGCATCCAGTTTTTCCTCGTCCGCGTTAAACGGCTGCTTGATGTTCTCCTCAGCCATCCACAAGTCGTCCTCTATCCATATATCTTGCGCTCCGACGAAAAGGTTGCAGTGCTTGACCATAAATTCTGTGATCGTGCGACCGCCGTACAGTTTGGCGTTGTTGCACTGCTTGTGCAGGTACTCCATAGAAATGGAAGCGTCCAATCCAGGGTTTGCTTTCTTCCAAGCTTCGGGGTCATCCCACTCGTCACCCTCCTCTTTGTCTATCTCGTAGCACAGAAACAGCAGGTTTTCGTTGCTCACGGTACCGTCCAGCACCTTTTTACCACCGTTTACAAACTCGGTAGCCACGCCGTCCAGCACGAAGCCAGCGGTGGAAATGGCGAGCATGAGCGGTGACTTACGCGAACCCATCGATGACGCGAGTACCCTGTACAGCTCACCGTCCTTCATCGCGTGCATCTCATCGACACAGCCTATGTTCAAACTCAGACCGTCCAAAGTGTTGGCATCGGACGACAATGGCTTAATTATACAGTCTTTTGGACCGTGAATCTCCTGTCTGTTGGCTGTGAACCGCTTCGTGAGGGGAGGCGAGCGCTTGACGCATCGGCGTATCTCATCGAACACTTCCTTCGCCTGATCGCGCTTCGTGGCCGCAGTAACAAACTGACCGGCACCGTCATCGTCCAGGACAGCCATCGCAAGTATGATGGCCGCCGCGAGTTGAGATTTACCAGATTTACGCGCAACAAAGAAGTGTGCGGTGGTAAAACGACGCTTTTTCACGTCATCCTTGTGTACCCAGCCGAAAATCTGCCCTATGAACGCGACCTGCCACGGGGAAAGGATTAACGGCTTACCTGCCCATTCGCCACGCGTGTGGACGCAAACCGTCTCTATGAACGCCACATACTTGGCCGCAACCTCCAAGTCGAACACCCAAGGGAAATCCTCGTCGCCTTGGCGCTCCAGGTCACGGGTGAACCGCTCATACGCTTTAATTACGTACTTTCCGGCCACAACAGACCCATCGAGCACTCCCTCGACGTAGTCCCACATCCTGTTGAGTCGTTTTGTGTTTTTAGACAAGGTCGTCGATTTCGTCCCCCTCAGCACGCTTGCTGTTGGCAGCGGCGGCGTTTACTGCGGCGCCCATCATGCGGGCGCGGTCCATAGGCGAAAGACCTAGCTTGGCAGAAAGTTTGCTCACTTCGCCCTGAACCTTTGATAATGCGGTCATTTTACCACTAACATTGGACGATCCGTTCTCATATACCTGCACTATGTCGTCAATCGTCTGGATTTCCCGTGACAGCATAACGAACATAGACAGGTTCTTAGCGAGCATCGTAATCGTCACCACGTCCACACTTTCGAGCAGCCCGGTCTCGTCAAGGTAGTCTAACACCATGGTGAACATTCGCTCACCCTCGTGGTCCAAACTAACGATTGGCTTGAGTTCTGACGTTTTTTTAGCGTCAGATCGCAAAACCTTAGCCACCTCATCCTTCGCAGGCGAGGTTGCCTCTCTCATTTTTTGTAGTAACGTATTTTTATTTGCCATAGCTTGGGGTTAGCGTCCTTGGCCTCGGTACTTCTTCTTGTACTTTTTAGAACGCTTGTGGTTGGATGTTTTGGTTTTGGCGTGGATGCCTGGGCGCGAAACAAATCGCTCCTCCTTTACTTGAGACAATATTTTTTTTGCCATTACGCTTCAATTGCACGGATTAGCACGTTCGCCTCATACCCATCTTCATCGTAAAATTCGAGAAAAAGGTCCAGATTCTTGAGGTGATACAAGGTGGTTTCCTCGCCCTCTACCAGACTGTAAAGTTGATTTTGATTGACGTATGCAAAAACAGTATCAGCTATTTTTGAAGCCTCGGTGTATGTGTTCGAGTAGCAGAATACAGAGATTTCAAACGCACCATAGTCAGCCGTGTTCAAATCGTTGATGTCAAAGCTTGACTGCTGAATAATAACTTCCGGGTTTTGCTCGCCCTGAAACCGAACACCTACTGACGCCTTAATATGTGACAACGTGCTGTCGCTATCGAGAGCGGCACGAACCACCTCGTACACCGACTTGTGAGCCTTACGTAAACTCATAATTTAATTTTTTTTTATTCTGACCTTTTTAACTTTCGCTATCTCTTCACACTTCTGTTTGTACCACTCATACATCTTTCGAAGCTCAGGCATGCTGAACTTTTTTAGTTGTTTGGAGCGTCGCATTACCTCGGCAGATACACCTGGGCGCTCCTTATCCAGGGCCTGACCGAACACCCACTGTTCGCCCTGGGAGTAAAGGTTGCAGCTTATACACTGACACCTTATGTTCCACTCGTGGTCCCATCGGGTATTCAAGTGCCGACGACTGGCGAAGTGCCCGGCCTGCAACTTGGAGACGTGATCCTCCTTGCAGCAGGTGTAACACTTGGCGAAACCATCTTCGTCAGCAGCGCTCCAGCGAACAAATTTACTACACCACTCGTCCACTTTCTTCTTCATTTGAGCATGAGTGTACTTTTTCTCTGCTCGTGGCTTCGCTTTTGACTTTTTATTCAATTGCTTACTTGATTTAGAATCCGCCCTGTTACTCACCTTCTTTTTTCTCATACAAGCCCCTGGTCCGTTAGCATAAAGACAACGCTCTCGTCATCCGTCTCCACAACCATCTTGTCGCTATTGTCTACGCCATCTAGAACACGAATGTTGCACTTGAACTCGCGAGCCATATCAGAGAGTGAACTCTTAAAGCTTTCCCTCTCAGACCTGGTCCAACCCAGACTGTTTACCTGAATCCTCATTTCCGTAAAGTTTCTTTCGCATGTACTTGACACAATGTTCGAACGACTCAAACCTAACACCGTTGGCCTCATATGAGGCCCTTCTCGCGTTACAACTTCTACAGCTGCCCACTATGTTGGTCTGATCGTACCCGTTGTCGCACCTGTTGAGTGGGATTACGTGGTCCGCTTCCGTGGCTGGAGTGACGTGCCCCAAGTGCAGGCACCATTGGCAAATGGCATCACGGTGCAGCACGGCCTCCCTGGTGGCTCTCCACTGCGGCGTTTTGTAGAAACCGTTGCTGGCTACCCCCTCGAACGGCCTCACCAGCCTGCCAGAGTCCAGGTCCCTACGGTTCCTCCCTTGCTTTTTTGCTATCCAAGGTTTCTTCCTGGATGTGCGTCTTAAGTTCATAAAACAAATGTAGGGTGACGAGGGTGACTTTTTTTTCGAAAGTTTTTCCTAAGTGCAAAAAGCACTCAGATATCTTTTTAATAAAATTATCTCACCTTCTCACCCAAACGCCCTACATCCCTTGGCCCTGTTGGATTCCTCCTGGGTGAGTATTTGGGTGATGTAGCCTCTTGTATGTCACCCATTTGACGCTATGTCACCCCCCTCCCCCTTGATCTGGGTGACGAAAAAACCCCCGAAGGTGACATTAGGGTGAGTTTTGACTCCCCCTGCCCCGTTGTCAGGCGCACAAAGAAAAGACCCGCCCGCCGACGGTCCCACGAACACGGGGTGGGTGGGTGGTCACCCCCTACCCTTAGTGTACGTTATACACTTAGCTGTTGATAACGTGTTGATAACTTTCGTTCGAAATATTTGGAATTGTGCTTCTAATATCGTAGACGCGGACACGGGCACGGATCGTTGATAACGTGTTAAAAACTTTTTGCTTTTTTTCTTGCTTTTTTGATCGGCGTGCCATGACGCATTTTTAGCCGTTTTAAGGCACTTTACCCCTTTTTTGGTACCGTACTATAGGAAAGGATCCGTTATACGCTCTATCGCAATTCGACCCATGAATAGCCGTTTTTTCCCGACGAATGGCGCATAATCTTCGATAAAAATATTTGTTAAAATACTTGACTCGTATTCATGGGTTAATATCGCACGTTCGTCGACGATTTTTTACTATTCGTCGAATATTTGTATAATAATTTGGTTTTGTGCTGCGCGTGCATTAGACGCGAACCCCCTTAGTGTGTACTTGACACTAACCCCACCGGGTAAATTGGGCTATAAATTGTGTCCATTTGACACACCTTAATTTTTGCTCGAATTCGTCGATGTTTTTACGGGATCCGTCGATGTTTTTCGGCTATTCGTCGAAAAGGTGAAAATTTTAACATTTCAGCCTGAAACGCCCGGTTGGCGCGGGTTTTGGAAAATATCGTGTTAATTTGGTACCCCTCTGATCAGCCGGAAAGGCCAGTGTTTACTGGGGTTTTGGAAAATTATATGCAATTTGTACACGATTCGTTGCAATTCGATGCGATGCCCCCATATTTGCACCGTTATCAATCACAAACACACACACAAACACAATGACACACACACACGAAATTTTGATGCTTGCCGGCCCGGTCTTATTAGCCCTCGCATACGTAGCAGCACGAATCCAAACCAAGGCAAAATGAAACTGTCAAATAGCAAATCCCGAAATTCAAAGTACCGTCGCATCACCGACTATCGCGAGTGCAATTTGAACAATGACCACTTGAGCCGGGCGGGATTCCGCGCCGAACGCGAAGCACAACGCGAAGCCCAACGCGCCGCACGGAAAGCAAAACGAAATAAAGTCAACCACTGATCTGTTAACCCAACACTAACAACGTACAACCGGGGTGCCACCGGGATAAAAACGGAATGAATTTAACCCCTAAAAATTAGGACTATGAACAAATACTTACAACACCTTGAATCTAAATTCCACGCTGACGTTATCAAATTCGGGCGGGATTATTACAAAGCCAAAAAGGCCTGGAAAGCTGCGAAAATTGAGATGCAAAAGCACGAATTCGGAACGGCTGAATACCAACACGCCTACATTGATAAGACCGAACACTTTGCCGAAATGCAACGAATCGACGAAATGGAACGGGTGGCCGCTGAATACCTGGTACAAGTTCGAGTTCAAATAACAACGGAATGCAAGAAATAACTACAACGCTAATAATCTACGGCGTAGGCGTTGCCGCCTACCTAATCCAAGAAATGTTAATCTACGCTTTCAATCAATGCAAGAAAAAATAAATTACTACCTTCGAATTCTGAAAGACGGAACGAACGACGAAAAACTCTGGCACGAAGCCGAAACACAATTACCCCTATTAATCCAAGAAACAAAGAACAAAAATGGAAAATAAGAAACCCCTCTACACGCTAAACATCGAAGAAACATTCGTAACGGCAAAGGACAACAAGAACCCCCGAAGGTCTTATGTGGCCGCGCGGATGTACGCGCAAGGCGAAATGAATCCGGTGAATTCGTGGACAATTGTAATAACCGACGAAACGGGTTCACGAAGCTTCGACCGAAGAACCAACGAAGAACAGCACGAAGAACTAGTCAGCTTTATGTACGACTAAAAAAAAAAAAATTATGAGCCTAAAAAATCTATCCAAAGAATCCAAAGCGAGAGCGGCAATCCGTGCTAATCAACGCTATTGGTTCAAGCAAGCAACCGTTGAAGAATTCAACGACGGCCTGCAATGGTACAAGCGTGCCAACGATGCGTGCAAAGCGATGAGCCATATGGCGCCGATGTTACAAGTGGCGGGAACTATTAGTGCCTTAAGCCCCAATAATAAGTGGCCGCGAAATTTACAAGATACGGCGAACGTTTTGGCCGCAGTCGTCGAAGACCGTCCGGCCGATTCGGTAAAGGTCTGCACTTACAACGCCAACAAGCTGAAAGCCTTCGAAATTGCAAGGGGCAACCAACAGATCTTGAAGCAGTCGCCCAAGACCTACGCCTTCGCGAAGAACGTCGGAGAACTCGACCCGGAATTTGTCACGGTGGACGTGTGGCATCTGCGGGCGTGCCAGACGCGTAGCCTTTCAAGAAAGAAAGTAGCCGAATCCGTCACGCCGCTTCAGTACAAGATTATCGCTGAAGAAACGAAGAAAGTCGCCAAAGAGTTCGGACTCAAAGGCTACGAATTCCAGGCAATCGTTTGGGTGACTATCCGCAACCGTTGGACTACCTAAAAAAAAAAAAAAAATGGGAAAAATGAAAAATCTACAAATAGACAAAGAGATTCGCAAGCGTGCGGTACTGCAACTAAGAAAGGAAGGTTACGATGCGTTCGAGATTTACAAGAGCGTTCGGATGCGAGCTTGGAACAAAGACAAGAGCGAAGCCTACCAATTTGAACTCGGAAGAATGCACGTTGAATTCTTAGCCGAAAAATACGAAGCCTAAAAAAAAAAAAGAAGCTATGACTGTTTACCTCGTACAAGTCCAAGACAGCTTGCTTGAAATGACAAGCAACGAAATATTCACAAGCGGAGGCAAGGCTTTCCAACGATTCACCGACCTTTTGTCGGAGCATCGCGAATACGCCCAAGAAATCAAAGAAGTGTTCCACGAATGCCCGTTCGAAGCATCCTATTGGGATGGCCGATGCGTGCAAAAAATATGTATCGAAGAAATCAGAACCAAGAAATGAAACCCTATAAAATACAAGAAGAAATGAACGGCAACTACAAATACAATCAGCTCGAAGCGCACCTGTTCAACCGCCTCAAGGCTATAGACCCGGACGCCAAATGCATCACAAGCGGCAACGAACCGGGCGGGTGTAAGACGGTCGAATTTCTCGGATGGGAAGTCAGCTTGCCCAACAGTACAAGAACAAGCCAAGAAGAAGAGCTGTGGTCGTACTTCCACGTCTGCTACGGCAACCAACAGTACATCGCTGACTATCGAGAGGTGAAGCTGTTTGGGGCGTTGGTTCTAATCCTACAAAAACACTTGAACGAAGGCGCGTGTTCACCCGCCGAATATCTAATTATGGAGAACTGCTTTCTCTGCTAATCAAGAAGAAGAATGACACATCAAATAATCAGCACAAGCCCCTTCAGCCTGAGCCGTGAGCCTCTGATCTGGTACACGGGTACGGAGCAAGAATGCAAGAACGTACTTCCAAGAATGGAAAGTATGTTCTGCAAGACCTCGGACGAATTTAAAATTATCAAGAAATAATGGCACAATCAATCACACAACAAATCAGAGATATCCTCGTAGAAACGGGCGCACTCGAAAAGCTGTTCGAACTCGCTCACAAGAACGGGGTCAAGGATCTTTTGCAACACGGGAATAACATCGCGGAGTTTATCGAAGAAGATATCTACGAACTGCAAGAACCCGAAGAAGAAGAACAAGAGCGCGACTTCCTCGACGAAGCGGACGATGCCTACGAACGCAAGCGCGACGAAGGCTTCTAATATTTTAACATTTCAAATTTGCACACAACAAGAATCAATCGTAATATTGACAAGAATTACAACAAAGCCTGAGAGCAGTTGGCTGATTCGGCTCTCAGATGTAACTAAGAAACAGTCCGCCCGACACCCTGTGGGTAGATTAACATCAGGGTAGGAGAGAGGTAACGGTCAAACTTACACAGAAGCTTTCAAGCCCTGTACCGAGCCTCCTCCGTTTTTAAAAAAACTCAAGAACAAAACCCAAGAGAATGAAATATATGGACGTACTGCACAAGCGACTGTTTGCCAAGAAGCAAGCAGACCTACGAGAAATCTCTGACGAGATACTGATGAACGACGCGCTGATTACAAGCACGCGCTACGTTAACGAATTCAAGGCTGTTGAGATGACGATTGACACCTTCCAAGAAAGCACGGAAACAATTGCTTGGTTCCTTGTCAAGCTCGTTGACACCTACGGTCAAGAGAACGTGTGGACGGATGAATACACACCAGAAGACATCCGAGGCGCACGCGTAGAGTTCACGATTCACTACGATCTCAGCGAAGGCGATCAGCTCGCAGTCAAGGAACAACGACAAGAAGAAATTAACAAGAGAACCCGACGAAACACAGTAGCACAATGAACAATCTAAAAGTACAAAAATGCCTTGAACATTTCGCCTCAATCGATGTGAGAGCATATGAGGATGACGGTAGCGTTTACGTGGAAACATCAGAGGTCGATGTGTTCGTTCAAATCTCAACCGCTGAGGTTTATTTTAGAGTAGAAGAAATCGAAAACTATCAACAATGAACAACCCAATGCACGAAACAGTAATCCGGCACGTGTACGCGCTCTCAGCGGTACTCAACCTGCCTGTAATCCCAATCCAAGAAGTAGAAATTAATACCCAAGAACAATGAACACAGTAATTAGCAAAGAAGGCTTCTACATCGGTCCCTCTATGATGTGGGGCGTGGAAGACGTTGAAATGTACGCTGAGTCACG